TAAAACGCCACAAACAGCATTGATTTCTATGAAAGGCACACAATTAAAAGTGAGCAGAAAATGGAACTCAATGATGATGGGTATCAAAATGCAGGGTAAGAATGGACTTTTTACTCCGCCTACATACAGCCACATTTACAATCTAAAAACTGTACAAATGTCAAATGACAAAGGTACATGGTTTGGATGGGACGTTAGTAAAGTTAGTGCAGTCGAAGACAAAAGTGTTTACGACATGGCAAAAAACTTTGCAATAAGCGTAGGTAAAGGTGAAGTAGAAGCTAAACCCGAATCTAAAGTAGAAACACAAGAAAAATTCAAACTTTAAAGAATCCTGGGAGGTGGGCGTGAATGCGAGAGTGGAAACGCCCACTAAAAAAGTATGAATGTAAAAAATAAATCACCAGTGACGTACGAAGATTGGTTAAATCTGAATAGGGTAATAATACCTTGTGTAAAAGGTGTCCCTCGTATACCAAAATATACTCAAAAAGATTTTAAGATTAAGAAAGAAGAATGGAAAAGAGACTACGAAAAATCTGAGATAGCTTTAAGATTAGATTATGATGTTGACTTAGATGTTGATAATCCAATAGTAAAAGATTTTATACCTTATTATATAAAAAATTGCAGTGCTATATTTGGCAGGGCAGGTAATTTGTCTAGTCATTATTTATGGACTAATGAAAACAAGATTCCTTTTAAACAATTTAGATTACCGGAAGAATTTGAAAAAGATTATAAAGATTTTCCACATGGGGCTATGCTGTGTGAATTAAGAACTGAAAATACAAGATACACAATAGTTCCTGGGTCTTTACATAATAAATCAAAAACAAATGTCGAGTGGGAAACATATGAAGGTATAAAACAATACAATGGAAATTTATCAATTGATGTTGGTAAAATTGCATTAGCAACAGCTTTAGTTGTTATATATCCAGGTGAAGGTGGTAGAGATGAATATTGCACTGCAATAGCAGGTATATTATGTAAACACAGTGATTGGAGTGATATAGAAATAGATGATTATATTTATAGAATTTGTGAAGCAGCTAACGATAATGAAAGAGAAAAAAGAAAAAACAAAGGTACATCTTCAAGAAAGACTGATAGAAAATTTGGAATAAATAAAATTTCAGAAATAACTGGTTATTCTCATTCTAACATACAAAAATTATTTAATTGGATAGGTTTGTTTCAATCTATAACAACACAAATATCAAACGATATGATCGAAAAGATAGTAGAGTTTGGTGCAAACAGATACTACATTCATTTAAATGTTCCTGAACAAGATAAAATTGAAAAAAGAATTATAACTGTTCACGGTGAAGATCTAATGAATCAAAAACTTTTTTATGATAAAGCAATGAATCAAGCTAAAGCTTGGATACCAAGACAAAAATCAAAAGAATATGAAGATATGATGGCAGCTAAATTTAGTGCTAGAGAATATTCTAAAGATTTTGTTGAAGAAGCAAATGAAGAGTTTAAATTTAAAAGAATGTTTTCTGACTATCTTTCAACAAGAGGAGTCTTTACAGATAAAACTCAATTGGCCATATATGGTCAACCTTATTTTGATTCAAGAAATAACAGAATAGAATTTAAATTAGATGGATTTGAAAGAGAATTAGTAAAACAAAAAGTAAACATGGATAGAGTAGATTTAGTTATGAAATGTATAAATATATTAAAAGCTAAAAAAAATAGAGGTAAATGGGAGAATAAGTCTTGTGTATCTTGGGTAATACAGGGAGATAAAGTTGAAGATAAAAAAATAATTTGGGAAGGTGAAGCAATAGATATTGATGAAACAGGAGAAGATAATGAGTGATAAAAAACTTCCATGGTGGGTTTCTGGTCCTCCTGGTACAGGTAAAACTAGAGGATTTATAAAAAGAAAATATAAAAAATTTATAAGTGAAGGTATTGATTGGAATAGAATTGTAGTTTTATCTCATACTGTAAATGCTGCAAAAGAAATTTTAAAAGCTGTAAAAGAAATACCCGAGATGAAAAAAATTCCTGATGATGCTTTAGAAGAACAAATTTGTACTATTCATTCATATTTTCATGGAGAGGGTAAAAAACGTAAAGTCTTTGGTTCAAAAGATCACAGAAGTTTTTGTAAAGAAAACCATGAAATGAATTTTTGGAGATTTGACCCAACTAAAAGACCTTCTTGGGACAAACACCCGTTGCATGTTTTTATTTCTCGTATTCATGGTAAGAGAATAAAGCCTCAAGAACATTGGATCACGGACCATCAGTGGTATGTTGATAAAGGCTATAAACAATTAAATATTTTAAATCGATTAAAAGATAAATTAAAAGATTTTAAAGAAAAAAATGGCTTAAAATCATATGAAGATATGATAGATGACTTTATTTTTAACTCAAAAGAACCAACAGATATAGATGTTTTAATCGTAGACGAAGCTCAAGATTGTAACGTACCTCAAGTAGAGGCTTTATTAAAAGCAGCTACCAATGTTGATCAAGATAAATTTTTCTTTGTAGGTGATAAGGATCAATCTATTTATGGTTATTCAGGAGCTCATAATAATTTTTTTACTTTTTTAGAAAAAAATCATTCTTATAAATTTAACGAAGATGAAGAACCGTTAGAACAAGGACATAGATGCGGTGATACTATAAATAGAATATGTAAAAATATTATAAATCCTCAAAGAAAAAAATTAAATTTATCTGAAAAAATTTGGTTGCCTAAAGAAGATGTAATTGGCAATCATTATTGGGTACCTAGATTAAATGAACCATGTAGTGCTATGGCAACACTTATTAAAAAAATACTTACAACAAAAGAAACTTTTTTGTTTACGTACAGAGGTAATCCAACAAACAATCATACAAGTGAATTTTTACAAAAACATGGAATAGATTATAAGATAGTATCAAATGAACATAATTTTATATCTAGAAAAATTTTAAGATGTTTTGATACTTACGATAGATGGTATAATGATGAGGTTCCTTTAAAACAAATAAAAGAATATTGGCCTTTTCTTCCAGGTATAACATTTAAAGTTCGTGGAAAAGGAAATGTAAAAGAAGCATTTCAAAAAGTTATAGATGGTAATTACAATATAAAACAATTACATACTATGGGTCTTGTTACTGAGCAAGCATTACAATATAGACCTTTTCATTTAGCTGTTAAAAAATCTGATGACACAAAAAAAATTAGACAAGAAGTAAATTATATAAAAAAAGTTTTAAAACATTTTGGAATTGAAGAAAAACCTAGGGTAGAACATGATAATATACATAAAATTAAAGGTTTAACTTACGATAATGTCGTAGTTAATTTATCAGTTTACCAAAAAGAAAATGATATTTTTGAATCTGAAAGATTAGGATACGTAGGTTATAGTAGAGGTATTACAGATTGTTGGACCATAGGTGCAGAAATGTTTAATAGGGACGACAGATTTACAAGTTTAGGAGGTATACAGCATGACAGAAGCAGAATTTTTTCTATTCATACAGAGAATAGAGAAAGAAGTTTGGAAAGACAATTTTCCAGAATATGAAAAGGAGGAAGAAGATGACAAATAAAGATATGTTTAAATCAACAACGTATGATTCTTTAGAAGACCAGGTCGGCGGGAAACATTATCGAGACATGAAAATTCAACCGGCAGAGTTTATAAATGAAAACAAATTGCTTTTTGCAGAAGGCAATGCTATAAAATATATATGCAGGCATTCTGTAAAAGGAAAGGAAGAAGACATTAAGAAAGCAATACACTATTTAGAAATGATATTGGAGAGAGATTACAATGTGTAATACACCAGAGGATTTAGATTTAACAGGTATAGATACCGTTGCGATAGAT